CTTTTTTAGTGAAACGATATTTCTGATCTTTAGGTGCAGCCTTGCGAGCTACACTCAGTGCGATGGCCACTGCTTGACTTTGTGGTCTGCCTGACTTCAATTCAGTCTTGATATTCTTTGCTATGGTCTTTTCACCATAACCTTTTTTTAGTGGCATATTAGTCCTCCTCTTTGTGAACATAACCCTGAGCCGCATAGTCTAAGTGCTCTTGCTCTGTGCGGGCAATGAACTCCTCACCTGTTTCAGGGTTCAACATAATGTGTGCTTCAAATACTGGCTGTGGTGGCAGTGGTTCTTGACCAGCCAACATATCATTGGCAAATAGAACTTCTGGTTCTTCACCTAATAACTCAACTATCTTACCGTCAATGATGTCTAATACTCTAGGATTAGTGGCCGCAGATTTAGCAGTGGCCAACTGTGAGAACTCACGCTGTGTATCACGGATGTTGAAGCTTGATGGGTATTCAATCTCACCCGTCCACTCACGACCTTGATATAGGCCAAACAACTTCCATATTTGTTCTTCAGCTAACTCCATGTTGTCAGCCTTCTCAGCCAGTTTAGCATTCAACAGTTGAAACTCTGTTTCCATAGCTATGCCTGACATTGTTCTGGTTGCAGTGGCACGCACTCCACCAGTAAAACTAATTCTATCAATAGCTTCAACTAACTTGTCTATACTTGAATGAATGTTATTAACGCCAGTGCCACCGTGTTCTAAGTAGTAAGGGTTAAGTCCAGGGTCACTGCCTTCTTGCAGTTGAATAATTGCGCCAGCACCTGAACCTAACTGTGCAGTTGGTGGAACAACCAAGCTAGGATGTCCATCCATTCTAATGCTTTGTTCATTTTCTGATGTTAGGTTGTAGATCTGTCTTTGCAGGTCAGCGATGTCTGTGATGTCACTAACGCCAATGTCCTTGCTGATGCCACGCTGATTATAAACTAAGATAGCTGGGATCTTGCCTAGTTGATTAACTTCTTCAACTTCTAATCTTGCTTCTTTCTTGACATCATCCATGACCCAAGTTTTAATTGTTTCACGGGTCCACTCACGAACTACTGTGGTGCTGTCAACAACTTCTTCAACATATTTAAAATAACTTAGTTCATAGCGGCCACCTGGCATACGCTCCCAATTCCAATCACTGACTACTAAAGGTGTTAACAAATTAACATAGGGGCGAACACCCATGTCTAACTCTTGTCCTAAACTGGTTGCACCTAGATTGGGTTTTGTCATAATAACCCAAGCCATGCCAAACACTGAACTCCATATGCTGACCTGCTTCATAAAGCTGTCAAAGCTTTGTCCTTCCATGTTGGCATCATTGAGAAAATCTTCAACGTCTGCCTGTCCTTGCCAAGTATAAAACTCACGTTCTGGTTCTTCACGGAATAGGAAACTGATATAAGTTCCAATAACACTAGAACAGTGGTTATCAAGTGGAGTATTTTGTAGTCGGGCATTATATTCGCCCTGTGTTTCTAATGTGTAGCGTGTTAGGTGTCCACTGCGGCGATACTCTTCGCCTCCAACATAGCTTTCATATAAAAACTGAAGTCTATCACGGTTGCGTGTATAGAGCCAGTGCGTTGAATTAAGTGCTGTATAGTCGTCAAGTAAAGTCTGATTGGCCATTATGTTATCCTATTTTGTGTGTCCACGTTCTAACTGACGGTGGACTTACTGGTTGTCTTATGGGGAACAAATAGTCCACCATGTATCTCAGTGCGTCATTCATGTGATCAAACCCACTGTCTTTGTCTGGTATGCTAGTGCCTTCTTTGTAAGTATGCTTCTCAAGACACTCGATAGCATATTTACACTTGGGGTCAAAGAATAGAGAGGTTATACCAGCAGAATTGCGTAGTTTAGCGTTTACTGCGTTGACTCCATCTCTAATTGCGTTATGTCCGTGAGGTGCTTTAACAGTAAAGCCTGCGGCTCGCAAGATAGTGTGATCAGTTCTACCACCGGCTGAAGTCTTTCGCTGAGCACCTGCGGGGTCGGGGTAGACTGTAACTCTGTGGTGAGGATATCTATTTCTAATTTCTTGAACCATTTCATCTGTATTGCTTCCCATTAATTTAATTTCATCTATGACGTGCAGTATGTTAGCAGTGGGTTTAACTGCTATCACGCAACTATTATTGTCCACGTTGAAGTCCATACCTATGTGTAGTTCAGGTAGTATCTTGTTGTCTACTTCTACTAGATAAGGACGTATGTTATGCTTGCGATCAAAAGCGTAGAACACTCTACCTGAGAATGTTTCAAAGGTGGCTTCAAATTCTTGACGGAATGTTCTTTCATCTAGGCTGCGTCTGGCTGCTTCAACTTCTTCAGGCTTGACATTGCCACCTTCTATGGTAGTGTATTGGAAGCTGGCCCACTCATCTGGGTAATCTTCAAACATGGTGTATAGGTCATGTGCCCAGTTCATGCCCTTGGGTGTGCCTATGAATAATGCACCACCTTGTTTGTCTGCTAGAGTAGGGCGGAGAGTTTCATACCATGCTTCAGCATCCACGTCAGCGAATTCATCAATAACAAGGAAATCCAAGCCGATACCTCTAAGGCTATCATAATTATCAGCACCCTTGAGACTAATTGTGGATCCATTCTTAAGTTCGATAGATAGTTCAGTTTCATTTATTTTCTTAGCCCACTTTAGATCGTTGAGTTTGTTGCGTAGTTTCTTCCACGTGATCATCTTAGCTTGTCTGTATGTGGGGGCAACATACCATACAGTTCTATCAGGTAGACGTGCGTTATAGCATAGTTCTCTAATTGAGAGATGCGTTTTCCCAAAGCGTCTGCCCGCTATGACAACCTTAAAACGCTGTGGGGCAGCTACTATAGTTTCTTGTGCTAGACTTAGTGGCATTATTCGTTGTCAGACCACGGTAGAGGGGTGTTGGCTTCGCTGTCTATTGGGCTATCACTCATGCCCAACATATTTTTAGCGAGGAAAATCTGCACTGCCGCATTGTTATTCTGACAGGCATTATTCAACATTGCTCTACGCAGACTAATCTTTACTGCTGATCGTGCTTTTGTCAGTTCTGCGGCGAAGTTTCTACTTATGGCATCTTCAGTGACACCAAACCAGTCTGCTATTTCTGTAGTTTTGCAACCCATGGCAGCTAGTTTATAAACTTCCTCAGGTGGTACTACTTTCTTATCCCTGCCCACGGGGAGACCTAATACAACCTTTTCTGTAAGTTGTTTAGGCTTAGGTCCTCTCTTACTGGAGGTGGGAACGTCTGGTATGTTATCTTCCATACCATTATTTAATGACAGCCGTAAAAAAGCCCACCGTTAAGTGGGCTAAATCTCCTCTTAATGGGAGTTTAAATTATTTGCAGATAATATGTGCAATTGAGCTATTGCTGACATTTGGATATTTTTGTTTATAAACACCAATTTGAAATTGTGTATTTGGATCATTAATACATTGACTATATTCAGATGAATAATCTGTGGGTGTTGATTTTGGTGTTTCACTACCAAAGATTCCGAATATAACAATTAATGCACCAATAGAAATAATACCAATATTAAACATAATATAATCTTTCTGTGTGTTATAGGAGCACTATTGCTGTCTATGTGTTAATTATACACTGATTCTAATACAATGTCAACTTCATTTTTTACCAATTCTTGCTATTCTAACACCACTGGTATTATAGACGTTGCCCGAATTGTCTATACGAGCCACTCTTTGTCCTGATGTATTGAATACGCCGCCGTCTTGGATTCGATATTGAGTTTGGCCTTGTGCGTTTCGGATTGTAGTCACCTCTGAGACCTTGGATGATGCCTGATAAGATCCAGTGTGCGAGCATCCAAATAACATAGAGGCTAATGGCAAGAACAATATAAGTGAGCATTTCATTCTTCAATTCCAGTACGGCCCCAACGAGCATCATTAGCCCGTTTCACTGTTTCAGCCACTTCAAAGGCCTTGATACGGTCTTCCAAATATAACAAAGTATTAGACAGTTCATCTGTTATGGGCCATAGTTCTTCCCAAACTTCTAAGATACTCTTTTCTAGTTTATATTTGCGAGCCAGTTTCTTAAGATGAGTTTCGCAGTCTTCTTTGCTCATCTCACTGGCTTGTTCTTGGGTTAGGAACATACTGTAGTTTCTTTATAAAAATATTCACTGACAAAATCACTGCTGTAGTCTTCGTCATAGTAGAAATAATAACGGGCGGCTTTGACTCCTAATTGTTCTGACAAGAGTTTGAAGCCTTGGGCTAATACTTGTTCTTCAGATAAGCCACGTGGAAGTTGTTGGGCTAGAGTCATTATGCAGCCTCCAAATCTCTCAACAATGTTTCAACTAATATGCGGCTAGTGCTGCCACCAAAGTATTTGCCAGTTTCACTTTGGACATACCACTTACTGCCAATTGATACAATACGATAATTCATAATAGTCTTTCTGTGTGTTATAAACTGCACTATTGCTGTCTATGTATTTATTATACGCTGGAACTGGTACTTTGTCAAGAAGTAGTTTTACCATTTTAAACCTTAACCTTGGCAAAGAGATCCAAGATCTCTTTATTACGGACAGAACCCGTTTGTTCGAGATGATTACTTAAAGCCATAAAGATACCAATACCATTTCTTAATGGATTTTCTTCAACTATACCATCAGTGATACAATTATCATTCCATTCAGCACTAATTTGCTGGGCAGTCTCATTATAACCATCACTGACTATTTGAGTAGCGATACCATCTTCTTGACTCTTGTATTTGTTGTCAAACCAAGTAGACAAAGTCACTAATTTTTGGATAATTGGATTATGATCTTTTTTATCAATGCTATCACCGCGTAAACCAACACCAATTGAAACGCTTACAC